TGTCCTCCTTGGTAAGTAGCTTACAGCTTATGCTATAACGAAAACCTTTAAGGAAATGGTTACTACTTAATTCGGGAGAACCGATAAGAGGTCCACTAACTGATAATACGACCGAGCCGTATCCTCTGTCCCTTTACAAGGACAGGGCTATCTCTCGTCTCTGATTAGAAGATTTGAGGATCACCTAACGGAAATCCGTATAAAGTACCAGACCATAGGAGAATTGCAAACTAAGTAATTGATAAGTTTATCTAACTTAACAGATTTACTACACGGGTTACTAATCCGCCTAGTCGAACTGTTCAGTGAACCAAACATCTTTCTTACGCTGATTATCAGCTGTATAGAAAACATCTTTGGCAAACTTAGCAATACCTTGGGCTAATTTAACATTTGATCTATCCTCTATCAATTTAGTAGGATCAGGTAGAGTTACTATTTTAAGTAACTCAAACCAATCTTTTCTTTTGATAATGGCTGCTACATTCTCTTCCACCCTACCCAGCTCAGCTTGACAGCTTTGCCAGGAAGGATGATAGGGCATTGCAGCATATAGATCATCTATCATATTAGGCTGTTGATTTACCAGTTCTCCGTTAATAATTTTGTTGAAGCGTTTATGGATTTCTTTTAAGAAACCCTTCACTTCTTCATTTTTATTAAAAGCTTCTCTTACTAAAGTTCTTTCTATTAACCACGTTAGGTACTCATTAGCGGCTTTTGAGCCGTTAACGGGGAAAGGAAACCACGATTGATCTCTCATTCTTATTAAGTTTAAGAGATCATCCGGGGAATTTTCTTTCATAAATTTCCAAATTGCTAGAAATTCTAGCACTCGGTTATTTATTGCCTTAATGTGTTTAATATTAAGTCCAATATGTAAGTTGAAGCTTGATAGTAAATCCGGAATATTAGCAGGTTTACGTGCGGGATTATGCCGCGTAAGTGAATATAATATAGGTATCATAAGATGATATTTCTTACAAGAGGCAATCAAACCTCTTAAGGGAATACCACTTATTTCAACTCTATTATGTATCCATCTTTTCGCAAATTCGTATGTGTTTTCACTCACATGCGTTTTATAAAGGCTAACACCGACTCCTAACTCATCTAATGTGATCATATATTGATCAGCAACGGCTTTATTTGCGATAACTATATCATCACCTAATAGCATATAATCTTTAAAAGGAACGGTTTCACCCGCAACTTTTGCAGAATATTGTACTACTAAGTGATGAGTTATAGCAAATATAGCCCAAGAACTATATGCTCCCATGGGTTGACCAGCAGCATATTTTACTGTTGATTTAGTCCATGGAACATATACTTCTTGGCTGATTAATATATTCTCCCATGATTTAGCAATTGCTTCAGAAGATAAACTTTCAAGCCACAATCTTTGTAGCTCGACTGGAAATCTATCTGTTGCAGCTGTTAAATCTATACTATAGTATGGACCATCTTGTTTTATCATAAAAGGATTCTGATCGAAAGTTCTATCACAAGGTATTTTTGAAATATTCTCAAATGCCCAGTTATGGATCTCTCGCAGAGCCGTTTGTGACCAATAATCAAATACACAAATTATCCTAGATTTTCCCTCTGGATCATTAACGATAGATAACTTTCTTAGAAAGTTTCTATTCGCTAATTTTCTAGCATGGAAAACTTTAGATAATATGTCGTAATAATTATTGGCAAGATCTTTCCATTTTAACAAAGGTTTCATTATATTAGCAGGTGGTCTAAATGTTTTACCATTTGGAAACACTACTTCTATAATTTCACCTTGTGTTAAATTAACCAAGTCATTCTCAAGTACCATAGCTTTATCAGCTTGAAGTACCGAAGTTTGAGTTGTTTGACCTATAGGACCTGACTTATTAGAATTCATTAAATCTGATAATGTGAACGTAACTTCATACTTAGTAAAGCCATACATTTTATTAAATTCGGGAATAAATTCCTTCATTTGATAAGGTATATAACCTTGCCAAGCATCAGTTATTGATGATAAATCAGGATCTTTCTTACCGGGGAGACATCTGGAGATATTAAGCAATGTTAAAACAAAGCTTTTACCTTCATTTGTACTCAGAAGGTCCAGCAAAGGATTTAAACCCTTTGGTAGACCATCTTTTCTCAGTTTAAAAGATCCCTGAGGTATTGTCAATGGATGACCACAGATATAACGAGTGATATGCAACCTGATTGCTTTTATGTGACCAATGGTCCATAAGAACCCTCGGGTTGAATACCATAGTTGTACTTGTATCAACCACCATTCAATTATTAATTTAGAACCTCTTATGCTCGGGTACCACCAGTTAGAAGCCCAATATAATATTTGTGTGATTAATTTCATATAAATAATATATTAAGGTTATCTGCACTTGTGGTGGAGATAAGATTGATTGGATGATAACAGGAGATCGAACCCTTATCTATAAATAGATTAAAGGGGTTAGCTCGTGATAACATGGATAAATCCACATATCCGGTAAACATCCAGTAATGAATACGTATGTAAACACCACTAGATATTTGGGGTCTTATCAAAGGACCCATATGTCCCAACTAAGTTGG